GGTTATTTTTTGTAGCCATCAGTTGCTCCAGTAATAGGTTTTCAGGTCAAATTCATCAATCCACCACAGACGGCCATCGCCATCCATGCGCAGCAGCCGCCCGCTTGCAAAGCTCACTGCCTCTCCATTGCTCGCATCTGGCACCCAGCCCACCAGGGCAGTACGTAAATTCGAGCGCAAGACACCCAAGTCATCCATGGCCGCGCCGCCAGCTGCATCGCGCCGGTTACTCACGCCATGCACCACGCCAAAGGTCTGCTTGGTAAGCTCGTAGGTGCTACTCACCAGACCCAAGTCAGTACCCAGCTCGGCCAACGGCAACACAAACGCACCAGGAAGCGGCGCACCACCTCCCATAGCCGCCTCAAGGTCTGCGGCCACCCCAATGCTGCGCAAGCCCACCAGCATGGTTTTGAGGCGTTCCTTGATCAGACTCAGATCCATGGCGGGGACTCAATAGCTGCTCAGGCCGGAAGCATCAAACTGCTTTGCGTCCGTGCGCGTAGCCACCGCATTGCCAGATCCACCCGACACCACCAGAGCCGTAATGCCTGCGAGCTGCACTTCACCGCTGGCCATGCGCTTGAGCAAGCCCACCGCATCCTGGTAGCGTGCGCGCACAGTCTCGGGAACACCATCGTCAAACAGCCTGTAGCGGGCAATCTCGCATGCCAGGCGGTTGATGGATGTGGGCGTGCTCTCCAGCGGCAAGGTGTAACGCTTGGACAGATAGACATCAATCTCTGCATCGGCATCCGCCAAGGCCCGGGCCAGCACCGCCACATCAATGACAGTGCCATTGGTGCGGTCGGTACGCTGAGCCAGTTCAGTGGCGCCAAAGCGTTCGATCATGTCTGCCTGGCTGGCGTAGCTCATGTGCGGCGTCTCTGCTCAGTCGCTCTACGCGGGATCTGCAGGAGTTGCCAAGTCGGCTGCAACCAGACTTTCGGCCGTACTGGCATCGGTCTCGAATACATCCTGCTCGGCAACATCCAAGCCATCCACTCGCAAAGGCGTCAAGGCCAGCAAGCTCACCAGGACCACAGGGGCCTCCACCCGTGCGGCCGGAACAGTAGATTTCTTGGTAGCCATGGTTATGCCACTGCCGCAGAGATCAGGTAGCCAGCAACCGCACCAGCGATCACCGGGGCAACCTCGTCATCCACCGGGTACACCCAGCTCTTGGAGTTGCGGTCCAGGTAAGGTGCTTCCACCAACGGGTAACCCGTCAGGCGGTAGGTGTAGCCAAAGGTTGGCGCACCCATGGCAGCCAGGCCGCCCAGCTCGGTGTAAGCCACCACCACAAACTTGCCCCAGACATCGGTCATCACGCCTGCAGCGTCGGTGTACACCGCTTCGCCGATAACCACTTGCTTGACGCCAAAGAGGCTTGCCAGAAGCTCAGGGGTAGCCGTGTCGCGGCCCGTGTACTTCATGCGGTCGATCACCTTGGGGTGCATCTTGAGCATAGAGAACACCGCAGCGCCCATCACGATGGTGTTGGGGCGCTTGCCGATCTGACGGCGCACTGCTTCTTTGGCAGTTTCAATGTCCTTGATCGGGTCACTCACACCAGCCGTGAAGTCGCTCCACTGGCTGGTACCAGCCAAAGTGACCTTGTTGGATGCACTGTAGTTCGCCGCAGTCGTGGCCAGGACGGCTTGTGCCGCCTCCAGGCGCAGGCTGATGATGTTTTGCGTACGCATCACCGCATTGCTGCCCAGATCAATGCCAGGCACGGCATTGGCTTCCTGGCTGAGCTCCACCGGCACTACGCCTTCAAGCGAATGGCTTTCCAGTGCGAAGTTGGAGCCAGAGTAGCCGTACTGCACACGGCGGGTGTTTGCACCAGGCACACGGCCGGTGTTGTACAGGGCGAAGTCTTCCTTGTTGAAGGTAATGATCTTGCCGCCGCGCATGCCAACGGGCACATACGGGAACAGCATGTTTCCGACCAGCTCCGAGTTGCTGTAGCCCTGGGCAACAGTACTGAGGATTGGGTCGATTACGCGGGCTTGAGAGACGCTTAATTGAGGCATGTTGAATTGCTCCTGGGGAAGACTGGTTTAGATGACGGGTACGCCCGTTTAAGCGACGTTGGGGATCAACAGCACTTCGATGAACTGGCCTGCAGCGGTCGCAGCGTCCAGCGCCAACGCCACCTTGGCGCCACTGGTCACCCAGGTGATAGCGCGGCCAGTAGCATCGGATTTCAGAGTGGCACCAGCGGCCACAGCAGCGCCGGACTCAACCACAGCAGTGCCCAAGATGTCCACAGGCACTTTTTCGGCAATGGCGCCCGTGCTGCGCGAGACGCCCAGCGTGTTGGCATCGGCTCCGGCCTGTGCGCCTGCAGCAGTTGCAAAGCGGTTTGCTGTAATGGCGCCCGTCAGAGTCAGGGGCAGCGTCAAAAGGGGGATGGCTTGTTGGCTCATATCAATAGGTCTTTCAGTTGGGGATCAAAGGGCTTGGATGGCCTTGACGGCATCCAGGTAGGTGCCGCCGTGCGTACGCTGGTGGGCCACTGCCTTGCCATGCACATCCAAGGCGCCTGCATCCACCTCGTAGCCGTCCGGCGCGGCAAAACTCACTGAGGTGTCTTCCTGCGTCGCCGCGCGGTCCTTGGTAGCGGTCTCGCCAAACTGCACACCTGCAGGCAGGGCAGACAGCATGGCCTTGAACTTCTCCACAAGGGGAGCGGTCTCGCCACCTTCGCTGAACTCGACCACGGCCGGTTGCGCAACAAAGTGATCCAGGGCGGCAACGATGACGCCACGGTGAGCCGGGGGGACGCCGCGCAAACCTTCGCAATATGCCTGGTGCGATGCGTGCACCTGGGCTGCCACATTGGCAGCCAACTCGCCACGCAAGCGGGCGTTCTCAGCCTCAAGGGCGGCTTTCTCTTCTGGGGTCACGGTAGTCTCCTTCGGGTTGGCTTCAGAAAATTGGGGTGGGTTCACTGCATCCTCAGCAGCTGCTTCGCGCACTTCGTCTTGCGCGGCCTGCTCCAGTGACAACACCTGGTAGTTGGGAATCACCTTGTCGGCAACATCTGGTCCTTGTGAACTGATGAGCCATTCGCGCAGGCTGCGCCACAGGCTGGCATTGGTCACGTCATCCCACTCGCTGAAGGTCACAACGCCCTCTTCAGAGTCGGCAAAGCTGGGGTTGCGCAAGCCCTTGACTGCGGGCGGCTGCGCGCCAAGAAAGCCAACGTGGCGCAGGTAATAGACGCCAGGCACGGGGTTAGCTTGGGAATTTGGGGAGTAGAAGGATGCGCTGATCTTCTTGAAGGCACCGGCGGCCACCATGTCGGCAAAGTCGGAGTTGACCTGCGCGGGTGTGGCGTCAATGCCGCCTTCATTGAAGGCCAGGGACTTCACCCAGCCATAGGCGGGCAGGTCGTGCGCAGGATGCCCAACCACCAAGGGGGCTTCATGCAATGTGGGGTTGTAGGCGGCGCAGGTTGCCTGCAGGTCAGATTCAGAAAACGCCAGACTCACGCCGCTCATCGCGGTATGCACGCCAGGCTTGAAAATCTGCAGCTTCTTGGAGGGGACTGTTTGCGTCATGCCCCGTATGGTCGGGGGGCAAGGCAAGTCGGGCTAAGAAAAGCCCTTTACTACTTTACCGGCTATTCGAGACCTGGCAGGCCTTGCTGACGGCTGAGATATTGCGCGCGCTGGAAGCTGTCAACGATCTGGCGTACACGCACTTCGGTGAGGTTGTATTTGCGGGCCAACACCTTGTAGTCACCCCGGAACTCAGCACACATCTTGCGATCGCGCGCTGACAGATGGACGGTGATCCCTTTTGCCATATAGATGGCCGCACCACCAATCTGATTGGCAAGATATTGAAGCTGCATCAATGCCTGATGTGCCCATAGCTGCAATTGGCCACCCCACTCGGGCTGGCTGGGCGACATGCCACAGCGCGGATCAGCCAACACCAATGCCACAAAGAGGCAATGGCCCACATCACGCATATCAGGCGTCAGACCATCTGGCAGCATGGCCTCCAGTACAGTCAACTCTTCTTGCGTGATGCGTGGCTCATCCATGTTGAACTTCTCCTGAACCTGGTACTGTGAATGGGCGAAGGGCCACATTCTTGCGGTCGCACCAGCGCTTGAGACTTTCGATTACACCATTGACCTGGTGCGTATTCAGAAAGCGCCAATGCTCCACGCTGGTCTGGCGCTGCACATAGGCCATCAGGGCCGCATCGGTATTGATGCGCACATGGCCAGCATCCGCAAGCACCCGCCAAAGCATGCGAGCCTTGTGCCACCGGTCATCCTGGTTGTCATCAACAGAGCGCTCCAATTCCCGACGCTTAGGGGTATAGGTCGGCTTCTCGCCGCGCGCCACGGCCATGGTGGACTGCAGCCCCGCCAGGTGCGCCAGGTAGCGCTTGCGCTGCTGCTCCGTCATGTCGCCCGCGCTGGCCACACCAGTCACAGACATCTTCAGGGCCAATGCATCATCCTTGCTCAGCCCCAGAGCCTTGTGGGCAATGTGGATCGCAGCCAGGTGGTTCTTGTGATGCACCGGGCGGCTCATGGCTGGCCGCCTTCCTGGTCATCCACCAGGTTGACGGCAATGTTTTCAGCCTGGTCAGCCAACTCCTCCAGAGAATTCATGCAGAACTGGTCCACGTCATCCCACTGTGCCGCCATGTCAAGCAAGCTTGCGCGCATGGTGCGCAGGCGCCGCATGTGGCGCGCTGCGAGCTGTTTCCTTGTTGGTGTCATGGTGAGCTCCTACAGGGACTCAATGAAGGGCTGCAAACTCAGCCAGGAGCTGCTGAGCGCAGGCAATCCAGGCATTGCGTTCGCTTTCGGGCAGCCACGTCCAGCTAGGCAACTCAGGAGCAAAGTCGTGCTGAGCCTCCTTGTCCATCTGCTTGCAATAGGCTGCATAGGCGCTTTGTGCGAGTTGGTCGAACGACTTCATATGGCCGCCATGTCCAGCACGATAGGCACGTATTCCAGCGTTTTTTCATCGCGCCGGTAGAAGCGGATGTAAGGTTTGGTGCTGGCCGTCTGCATGCTGTCGGCAATGGCTTGCATGGCGTCCTGCCACTTCGCATCCTTGATGTCCAGGCGGCGCAGGCTCAGCACGCGGCTGGTGTTGATCTTGCCCTCTTTATCAGTCTGGAACGCATGGCTTACCAGCGCCATGATGTTGTCATTGGCGCCTTTAGCCCACACGTGCACGCACTCGTCAATCAGCGCCTTGGCCGCCATCAGCTGCTCGCCAAAGGTGATCTTGTCCTGCATCTGGCGCACGATCTTGTACTTTCCGTCATACGACACCAAGGTGATGTTGCCCTTCTCACCGCCCGACTTCACGCCATATTGATCCAGGCTGAGCGCGCAGAAGGCTGCCACCTCCGCCATGGAGTTGATCTTGAAATTGGACATGGCCTCGGACTGGGCCTGTGCCAGGCGACACACGGCATACACCACTTGGTTGCGCAGCTGGTCGATCGGCTTGACCTTGCTCTCGGGCACGAGGTTGCCGTTGGCGTCTTTCCAATAGCCAGCGGGGATAGCGTTCTCTGTCATAAAAAAATACTCCTGGTTGAAATTAGTGAACGGGTGTGTTGGCTGGGCGCTCTGCAGCAGCCCGGGCCAGGCGGATAGATGCCTGCATGGCGCCATTGGCTGCAGCCTGGGTGCAGCAGGTATGCGTGGTGGCAACCGACATGAAGGCTGCCAACAGCGCCTCCAGGACAACGGTATGGGTAGATGCTCCAACGGACACATCCACCAGCGCGCAAGCAAGTTCGCGGGCCTCATCCATATTGGCTTCATTCATGCCACACCGCCAATCTTCATGAGTGGATGGTTGGCGGAAACTACATTGAACATGTGGTTGACATCGCCTTTCCAAATGCGGCCGTCAGGGCTGATCAATGTCCACTCTGTGGGCGCTGGATGGTTTTCAATGTGGCGAACCACCAGCTCCAAATCTTCGAGCGTGAGTGGTTTGGTAATCCTGGTGCTATTGGTCTGATTCATGCTGTAACTCCCTTAGCGGCTGCGCGCTTCAATGCCAGTTTGTCTATGGCCCGTTGACGCTTCAGTGCAACGCCAGGGTCAGCCAGGTAACAGGCCTTGCACCAGGAGTGCGCGCCCTTGACCTTGTGGATGAAATAGAACTCGGGCTCTTCTGGCCAGAACTCCTTGCACTTGCTGCACTGGATTTCATGGCCTGCATCGGTATCAATACGTGCACGGGTTGATGGGCGGCTCATGACAGGTAGCCCATCGCAAAAGTCACCACCGCCACCGTCGCCATCAGGCCCATGCTGATCAGTGTCCAGCGCACCAATGCACGGGCCTGGCGCTTTTTTGGGCCAC